CAAATATCAAAATGTTATTTTACCAAGGGTAATTGGGACGACTGCAGATGGTGGTCAAACATTTATTACTAGTAGACCAGATGAATACCCGAGCCAGGTAGGCTTACCTAAAGGGGCTACAGTAGACAGTGAAGTTCATAACTTAAATTCGGAAGATGATGAAGCCGGGGACCCAAAACACCCTGATTATTATGCCCGCAAAGAGCTCTTAAATAACCGCATATATGATAAAGCTAAAGCCGGTATAGTCGGCATTAATCAAGGTGATAAAGAAAAGAATGATGCCCGTAGGATTAGAGACAAACACGGAGTGGGTGGTTGGGCAAATAAAAAGTTCTAAGAAATAATAAGGGATTACTGACTTGATTTGAAATTGGTGCGCATTAATTAATTTAATGCGCATCGCTATTTCTGGAACAGCAAATCAAGGCAAGTCAACGTTAATTAAAGACTTTTTAGAAAAGTGGCCGAACTATAAGACTGAAAGTAAGACATATAGAGAGCTTATAACAGAACAAAAATTACCGCACAGTAAGAATGCTACTAAAGACGGTCAATGGAAGATTCTTAATCTTATGGTTGAAGAGCTTCAGAAATATACCAAAAAAGATTATGTGCTGTTTGATAGATGCCCATTAGATAACCTTGTATATTCTTTATGGTGCTGTGATAAGAAGTCAGGAAAGATCGATGAAAAGTTTATAACGAAATGTATTCCAGTTGTTAAAGAAAGCTTAAAGCATCTTGATTTAATATTTTTCTTACCGAGAACAAAAGTGGCTCCAGTACTTATTGAACAGAATGGTACAAGAGAAGTAGATGAGATTTATGTAAAAGAAATAGACTCTCTCTTCAAAGGTTTAATTATGCAATATAGGCATGCCTTAGGTAGAAATCCGTTTTTTCCAGCTGATGATTGCCCAGGTATAATCGAAATTTTTGGTAACCCACTTGAGAGGGTAGAAATGGTTAAATGGTATATAGACGCTGAAGGAGATCTTATAGGCGGTAACATCAATGATGCAGATAATGTCTTCAACCCAAACAATCTAAACGAAATGGCAAAGCTATTAGAGTCTCAAAAATTATTAAAAAATCAAGAGGTAGCGTTAGCTCAAGAATTAGGTAAGATTAAGGACTTTGTTAAGAAGACCGGCGCAAAGTTTTAAAGAAGAGTTTCAATAAAAGCTTGGGTACCAAATATAGAGAATATTTGATTTTCTATATATATTGTTGTAAATATCGTAGGTATTGCAGGACCAGAACCTACTGGAGGAATAATACCAGTTGTACCACCAAAATTGTTTCGAGGATTAAAAACTGGATTAAGAGAGTTTGGTCCCATTGATGATACAAATAAAGGTAGAATAGGAGGTGTAGGAACATATCTTTGAATAACTAAGGGAGGAACTGGAGCAGTTACTGGAGCTGCTGTTGGTAATGTTACCGGAGCAACAGTCGCAACTGTAGTACCTTGATCTACACCAACTCTCATCCAAAAATACAACCCATATATAGGCGGTATATTATTATGCGCAATACTCTCACCAGCGGTTTCCGAAGTTATTGCAGTTGTACCAGTGGTTTGATTACCTGCTGCGCTTTCAACATCAGATCCACCTAATTTAGAAGATATAATACCAGGATCACCTCTAAGTTGAGCTTTATGAGTATGGGCTGGAATTGTTGTTGTATCTAGTATGTCAGAATACACCCCTAAATAAAAATTACCTGAAGTACCGGGATATATTGTAACAGATTTACCGTTTTTATCTACTGTTGGTAACTGGCTGTTTGTAACCCCTGCAATTAATAATCCTTGATTAACTGATATCCAGTTAGTATTCGGAATATAGTACCCAGGATTAATACTATTTGATGTGCATTTAATACTACTCAACGGAAATAATACATCAGTTAAACTTGCAAAGGCATTTGTTACTGTTGAGTTTATTAAATTGTTTAAATAACTGTTTAAGTATGCTGATTGAGCAGACAATGAATATATGTTAGCATATATTTCTGTAATATCTTGAGAGTGAGAAGTTATTGTCGGTGTTAATGTAGTATTTTCTAACCCGAGCTGTATCGAGCTAAATAGTATTCGTTTAGTTACCCCTTCATTAGATGAAGTGTTTATAATAAAACTATCAGAGTTTATTGCGTTTGTTGTTTCTGGTAAATTTAATATTCCAATTTGCATATTATACGATCCTTTGCCAAACATACACACCAAATACTGGAGGTATATTATTATGATTACTAATACCACCTGCAGAGGTAGATATTACGGGTGATAAAAAAGAATTTATAGGTGCGGGAGCATATTCAGTATATTGCCCTGCACTACCTGTATCTGTACCATTAATTGGTGTAAATAAATGTGTATGGGAAGCTAATTCATTTAAAGTTAATGCATGATTGTATTCACCAGCTGAAAAGTTTGATGCAGCATTACCTTCACCAACAGTAAATCCGATATTATTTTTATCTACAGCTGTACCTACACCCGCTACAAATAATCCTTGAGATATTTGTTCCCATGCAGTATTAACTAATGATACTTGCGGGTTAACATTTGTTATAGTATATAGTATACTACCTATAGGATATATTTGATTTAAGTATGCAGCTGTTGTAGTTTGAACCGTTGTTGTTAGTAAAGAATTTAAATCCAGATTATTTAAATCTAGTTGAGCTGATAAAGAAGCAACGCTTGCAGATAAGGCTAGTATATCAGTAGTTTGTCCAGTAATAGTATCAGCAAAATTTACATTATCTAAACCAAAGATTAAGTTACTAAAGTTAATTTTTTTGGTTTGTTGCAAATCTTCAATAATGAAAAAATCACCTGGTTTAACTTCACCAGCTTCTGGTAATTCATTAAAAGTTACTTTATCAGATGACATATATCAATTATTTATTATTATACTATTCTTTGCCAAATATACATCCCAAATACAGGCGGGGTATTGTTATGCGGTAACCCACCACCGGTCGAGCTAGATGTTATAGCAGTTAAAATAGTACCAGGAGCTAATGCACTACTAACATATGGTCCTGAACCACCTTTCTTTATACCTGATATTGGAACAAAAGCATGTACGTGAGCTGGCATTTCTGCAACAGATAAAGTATGAGTATACTCACCAATTGATTTATTTGTAGCCCCTACACCAATTGTAACACCTGTACCGTTTTTATCTACTGCAGTACCTACACCAGCTATAAAAAGTCCTGAAGCTATTGCTGACCATGTTGTACCTACTATAGTAGATTGCGGGTTAACGTTTACTATAGTACATATTACACTACCAACAGGGTATAATTGATTTACGAATACTGCAGTTGTAGATTGTACAGTTGATAAGATCGTAGATGTAAAATTCTGGGTTTGTAAATATTCTTGAGCAGATAGAGTAGCAACATTTGCAGATAATGAAATTATGTCAGTTGATTGGCCTGATAATGTATTTGCAAACGTAATATTATCTAACCCTACAATTATATTACTAAAATTAATTTTTTTAGTTTGAACGATATCTTCAATTATGAAGAACTCCCCAGTATTAACTTCACCGGCCTCTGGTAGTTCAGCAAAAGTTACCTTCGCAGTTGACATATATCAATTATTTATTATAATATCATATGGCTAAAATAGGAGTTGGTATTATAACTTGCAATAGGTTAGATTACTTTAAACAATTATATGCATCCATACCTTTAGACAAGATAGATGAAATTGTAATAATTAATGACGGAACACCAGTAGAAATTAAAATTGAAAAAGGGGTTTGGTTAGATAACCCATCAAATATTGGTGTAGGTAAATCAAAGAACAAAGCATTAAAACATTTAATGGATAAGGGATGTGATTATCTGTTTTTAATTGAAGATGATATGATTATATTAGATTCATCAGTATTTGATAAGTATATTCAAGCCCATTTAAAGTCTGGGATAAACCATTTTAACTACGGACATGGCTCACCTTTTAATAGAAAACAAAAAATTGAGTTTGACTTGCATAATAGACATCTCTTAGACCAACACTCTGATCCTAACCCAAAGATGATCATTGAATACAATAGAGAGACAAAGGTAGCCCT